CCTGCTGGTATGACTAGACTTGAAGTTGCATTTGTTATAGCAGTATCAACCTGTGTTTGTGTATAAGCATCAGTTATACCATAACCTGATATTGTTGTTGGTTTGCTTGTAATGTTTGAGAATGCAATACTGCTGGCACTTACACCAGTTAATGCACTACCATCTATTGCTGGCAAAGCCCCTGTTAATGCACCTGCATTTATTGTACCTGCAACTCCGTCAATTAAAACAGTTGAATCATCTGCGGCTACCGTGCCTATCAGTTCACCTTCAAACTTTCCTGTAAATGTTTGTGTAGAACTATCAAATACCTTTGTACTGTCGTCTGCAAAAATATCACCTTGCACATCTTTAATCTGTAAACTACCACCATCTACTGTGATGTTACCTTGTGCATCTGACTGTAATCTAGTTCCGCCAATGTAAATGAAATCTCTTACGTATAAATCACTCCATTGTTTAGTAGCTGATCCTAATGCAAATCCTCCATCGCTTGTCGGAGTCATGTTGGAACCAATGCTATCTAAATCTAAACTGGTTGAAGCATATAATTCATTAAAGTTATCATTTATTTTTTGAAAGGCAGTGCGTAAAGGATCACCATCGCCTTTGTTAACACTAGTACCAACGTTTACTAATTGTTTAGCCATTACACTCTCCCTACTAGCACTTCGACAATGCCTTTGCCATCATCTTCTTTTGTTCCTATAGCTTTACCTATCACTGTGCCTACAACTGGATTGTTGTCAACTATACCATATCCTGGTATTGCACTAGTAACAATTAAATCCCCTTTGTTTACTTTTCCTAATATTTTGCAAGGTACTCTACCTTGCAATGCTAGGGCTACTACTGTATCTCCTTGTAAGTCACTGTTCATCAAGTGAGCTGGATTAGTAGATACTACACCAGCAACAGCTCTATCACCTTTGTATTTGGTAGTTGTAACTTCTTTTTCACCACCTAAAACTAAAACAGTACCTTCTTCGTATTCTGCATCGGCTTCGTAGTTTTCTGCCAAGTCAGCATATTGTGCTGAAGTTGCAGTACCTGAGAACACACTAGCATATACAGTTCCCCAAACATTAGTTGAACTACCAATATTTTGTGAAGTTGGTGTACCTGCTCCTGGTAAAATATTACCAGCATTTACAGCAATACCACCTGATGTTACTGTAAGAGTGCCTTCAACTTGTGCGGCAGTTTTAATTGTTTGTAATGTATCTCCTACAACAACTTTTGGAGTGCCGTTAGCAATCAACAATATAGTATCAGCTGCAGAATCAGAAAATCCTGTGCCTGCTCCTAAACTTATACCTGTGCTAGTTGCATCTCTTTCGTCGTTTGCTTCTATAAATTTTGTATAAATCCAATCTGTTGCTACAAATCCGTCGGTTGCATAAGCAGTAGCAGATGATTGGAAACTACTTGTTGTAGTAATACCTGTTTCGCCTACATCTAAATTTCCTTTTAAGTCAACTACTAAAGTATCAGTATCTGTTCCTGTAGCTTCTAATATAGTTGCTTGTCCTGGTGTTTTTAATTGTAATGTAGTACTACTTAGAGACATTACCTCATAACTGTTTGTACCACCTAGTCTCAAGCTATTAACACGTATTGAACCATCACTTTGTGTCTTAACAATTCTGTTAGCTTCATTGCCTGTTGTAACTTCTGTAGTACCATATGTACCAGCTCCAGTTCTAATTAGAACTTCGTCACCACTGCTTCCAAAAGCACCAAATTCACTGTCGCGTAATGCTCCACCTTGGTCCAACACAGTATCAAAAGTAATAGCACTTACAGCACCATCGCCTGCATCACTTCTACCTAAGACTCTGTCTGTACCTATGTGTTGAAGTTTTCCTGGATCAATACCTGTAGTTGTGTTTGTGCTTGTTTGTAATTCTACAAAACCACTTGTTTCTGTAAATTCAGTATCTTTAAATGTAGCCAGTCCCAAATCTGCTTGTGAAATAGCTGTAGCATTCGCTCTTGTACCAGCAGTTTGCATATTTAATTTGCTTTGGGCTATAGCGGCAGAACTTCCCACATCTGCATTGACAATAGTGCCTGGTTTATAATTCAAGCTATATGATCGTACACCATCTGTGCTAACCACAGTCAATTCAACATCATTACCACTAGCTGCCTGACTTGCATTTACATATTCAGTATAACCAACACCTACATTTGGGTTAGATACTGTGGTTGCAATATTAGCAGACTTACCTGTTGCAGTAACAACATCAGTTGATACAAAGTCAGGACTACCTAATCCAGGTTCAAAAGTAATTTTTCTTACTGAACCTAGTTGTTCATCAGTAATAGCTTGGTATCCTTTGACCGTTCCTGTCGCTCCTGATATTGATCCTGTTATCACGTCTCCAAATGCAAATGTGCCTAATGATTCTGGATCTGTGTAAATTATTTGATTACCACTAGCAACAATAAATTCATTTGCAGCTGGATTTAGTTCATTAAAATCTCTCAGTAATTTTACACTATTGTAGGCTTCAACATTATCGTCTACATAATTTTTATTAGTAGCATCAGTGCCACTTGCAGGTAATCCTAAATTTTCTATTTTGAATGATCCTAAGCTAAGATCACCTTCCATATCTGTTGAACCTGGATTCAAAGGTAGGAAACCTGGTCCTATTCTGTTGCCAGTAATATTATCAATTTGTGTGTTAGTCTTGACATTATAACCTAACACTCTATTGATATAACTTCCTATGGCTTTTTCTGTCGGCACAGCAGATGCTGATTCGTCAGCAAATCCATCATCAGCACTAAATTCATTTATAGTAACACCTTTTTTGAATCCTAAGCTGTTTGCGTTTGACAGTCCAATTTCACCTGCGAAAGTAATATCACCAGTTGATTGATCAACACTAAAGAATTTTCCAACACGGAAGAATCCGTCTTGGTCTGTAGTAACAAAAAATACTCTACCTTTTCTTCTCTCCCATATTTGAGCGGAATTGGCTGTGTCAGCATCAGTGTAGTTTGTAGCTAAAGCATTGACAGGGTCACCTAAGATTACGTTTGGATAGTTGGAATCGTTGAATCCTCCAGTACCAATTTGTGTAAAATCATGTCCAGTTGCTCTTAACAGTGATATAGCAATCGTTATTTCAGCTGTAGAAGCTCTTTGTAATCCTGCTTGTAAAATTCTATCAGCCGCAGGTACAGGTTTGTTTAAACCTGTCGTAGCATAATCTCTGTTTACGTTTGCTAATTCATAATCAATAAAGTCAATAAAGCCATAACTGTTAAGAGCTATTGTACTTGGAGTGCTGTTAGCACCTAATGCGCCTGATACACTTCCTGATAATTGATTAGTTGTATCAAATGTACCACTTACATCTGTAAGTTCTATTGTGTTTGCTGTAGTAACAGCTCTTAAAACTGTACCTTGTGCTCCTGATGTTGCCTGTGTTACTGTTTCTCCTGCGGATAATGAAATATTGCCTGCTGTTGTAATAATTGAAACTGTTGTATAATCTCTTACTTGGTGTGTCTTACCATCCCATAGGAAAATCATTCCTCCAGCATAACCAGTTGCAGTCGGTACTGTCGTCAATCCAACTTCAATTGCGTCTGCAACAATATCCATTAATGCCGCACCATCAGTTGCGGCTCCACCTTCAGCTGCACTTCCTGATGTATCTTGTTCTATACCAACTGTGTTTACACTTGAATAACTACTTTGATTTATTACATCTGTTAAAATAAGTTTAGCTTGGTCAACTGCGGCTACAGTCTGTGCTTCTTGTCCTCCGACAGCTCCTACATAATATCTTTTTGCATTTATAACTGTGCTTGCATTTCCATCGAACAATAAATCTTTAGCAACACCATAAATTATATAACCTAAATCTCGTCTACATTTCGCCTCGCTATAGGTAAATCCTGACCAAATACCTAATCCACCTGCAATTTGTGCATTAATCCAAGCAATAGTTTCTTCTTGAATGTATCTTATATTTCTTGATACTAACGAGTATGCGTTTGGATAGTTTAATGAAGCAGGTTGGTTTCTTGGAGTTGTTACCATACCATCTCTGGCAATACGTAAAGCATCTGTAAAGTTACTTGTTCCTCCACTATCTAGTGTTTGGATAGCTAATTTAGTATCTCCTGTACTACTTCCAAAACCTCCAGATAGATAAGATGTTGCTACCTGCATATCAACATAATCAAATCCTACTTCAAAGGTTGTTAATACTTCATCTGACAATAAATTTTGACTAAAGGAATCTGCTTGACTAAAAGATGTACTTCTATAAGTAACATTATCACTTTCATCAAAGTTAACTGCTGTGCTAGGACGAGTAGTTAATTTACTAGGATCATTTGCTTGTGATAAAATATGATTAAAGTTATCTTTATATTCGATAATAGTTCCATCAGTTACAGCTTCACGCAGTTGTCCAAAAAAGTCATCAGCTTTTGCAGTATCTGCAACAAGATCTAATTTATAAATTGTATTACTTTTTACACCAGGCTCTGAACCAAAAATTGATGAAAGGTTAAAAGTAAGATCATTTGCAGGACTTGAACCTCCTATTGCTGATCCTAAAATAGTAATTGCACTATCACTATGATACCCTGATCCTGGTTTGTTTATCGCTATTATCGCTGAATCAGGTGATCCAGCATGATCTATAGTGACATTCATAGTCAGACCACTTCCTGTAGTAGCTGTGGCAGTACCTCCAGTTGTGAATGCTGTAAAGCCTGTGCCATCAACTGTATTTCTTAGTAATGAGTCGCTATATAACGAAACAGTATTCGCATCAATTTTTTTCACATAATAACTGTTAGTGTTTAGTTGCGTCATACCGCCAACACCAGACATTGTTACTTTATCGCCTGATCTTAAATTATGACCAGTTAAAGTTAACACAACAGGATTTGCTTGAGTTGCACCTGTTACAGTATTTGTTTTTGTAGAAGTTGTAGCAATATCTGTATGAGCTGCTGTCATACCTCCTGTAGTTGTAACTGTTGCAGCACCTACAGTTCTTGCACCTGTAATAACAGCATCTCCTGATTCTCCTTGTATACCGTCTCCATCTACATCTGATAAATTGCTTACACTACTAATAGAGTAATTAAGAGTGCCGGCAGTAGCATGGTCTATTGTAATAATACTAGAAGACGTAGGTGGTCTTTCAAAATCGAATACATAAATGCTAGGATCTTCAAAAGCATTACTAAATCCTGCAGGAGCATCTGTAACTACTTTTACACCCTGTTTTTGGTTATATTTTAATATTACTTGATCAGGTACTTCGTTTGGATCTGCACCTTCAGCAACTAATCCAAAATTACCGTAACCGTTTGAACAATTTAAGCCTCTAATTTCAGAGCCATTATTAGCATACATAGCTGTGTGACAGTAATATGTAAATGTTGACACTTGTTCTGAGAAAGCCGCGTTGTTAACAACCAAACCATAACCTAAGTCATTTATTTGGGTAAAGTCATTTGCAAGAATAGATCTGTTACCAGCTGTTTGCAAGAAAATATCTCTTGCTACTACAGGGTTACTGAATTGGGATTCGTCATAGCCTGTACCACCGTTTGAATTAGCATCAAGGAATAACGTTGCAGTCCCTTGGGCACTATCATATGCCGCAATAGCATTAACTTGATATCTTCTACCTTCAACATAAAAAGGACATGGCAGTTGTGGTTCTCTTAATCTAAGTCCTTCACCAATTGCACTTTGTACTGTAAGTTCAAAATTGTTAACCTTGGTTAAAATACTTGTAGGTAAATTTCCTACATAAGCATCTACATACATTCCTCCTGAAAAAACTTTTTTATTAATACTTTTACTGAAAGAAGATGCAGTTTGAATATAAGGTGATTTTACAAGTACTTGTCCTTCAGGATCAAGCACACACATAAAGCCTCCGTGTCCTCTACAGGTTACATTTCTAACAATAGTTTGATCACCCATTAAGAAAATATCTAATTGATCATTTCTTAAAGGAGGATTATATTCAACATTAAAAACAAAATTTATTTTGTCAATAAATTGTCCTACTAAGGAAACTGTTCCAGATTCACCTGCTCCTAAACTTATATCAGGTTGTTCAATTGCTAATACTTCATCACTTCCCGCTGTATATTCATTTACAGTAACAGCACCAGATAAAGCACTTACAAATGTATGTGGATACTGTTGACCTAGAGGTGATGCACCTACATTGACTGTAATTGAAGTAGGAGTAGTTGCTGTAATTGCTAGTTTCTTTTCATATGCTGGATCTGAATTAGGTGAACTTGTAACAGATAATTGTCTTGGATATGCATGGTTTGTTAAGTTTCCGTCTTGGGTACAAGTAAATGTAATACCGTTTTCTACTATTTCAACTCTATTGGCTGTTGTTAAACTGTGCGAGCCAATAGTTATTTCCAAGTCGCCTGTAGTTTCGTTATAAACTGCACCTGTAGGTGTAAAGGATGCTGTTTGAACTGTGTATGTAGGCGCTACACCTGCTAATAATTGTGCAGAAAGTGACGCTATGTTTGATATAGCGGCTTCTGTTGCAATTTCTTGTGAACTGTCACCTAACTGTGTTTGTAAATCTGTATATCCTAGTTCATGATATGAACCTTGATTTTCTAATGTCTTTTCTTCTCCGCCTCTAATAAAGTCATTAATAATACCGTCTATAATTAAACCTGTATCTCTTCTACATTTTGCTTCCCCATATACTAAATCAGGAAATCTATCAGAAATAAATTTAATTGTTTCTTCAATAATATAATCTTTATTTTCACGCATTATTGCGGCGGCATTTTTATAGCCTCCTGGATTGGTAATTGGGCTTCCTATGTTTATAGGATTTTCTGGTCTATACAAATAATGGTAACCAAACTTACCTTGTTCTTGACCATCTTGGTTAAAAAATGGTGTACCACCTCTTGCAATAGGCAATCCGTCAAACTCGTTGTCTCTGTAAAAATAACTTCTTGCCCACTTACTTTGTGATACTCTTGGTTGTTTTGATTCTTTTTCAGTCTTAGGTTTGATTATTACCCTTCTAAATTCATCACCTTTAAGTGAAACGTTTGCTCCTAATTTAATCGGATAATCTTCTTCATATACTCCTGTTTCCACTCTTATGGTAACTTGTTTATCTTTAACAAAGTTACCGTATTCTAACGGTTCTTCATCTTCAAAATCTTTTGCGGAAAGCAAGTGTACTTGGAAAACTGTAGGGTTAGGATCAGTTGCACCAGTTATAGGATCAGTGCCTGATTCTGAACTTACGTCATTTACTACCTTTACAATTCTACCTAATGCTTCTGACCTTTGTCCCCTAATAACTTTACCTGGTAAAGCATCAGCGTTTGCTGGATTTGTTTGATCAGTGTAAGTTGCACTACCATTTGTTACTACAATTTTATAGGTACTACCGTAAGCAATATCGTCTCCAGCATCAATACCATTTTGAATTATGGTTTTAATTGTGTTCCAATTAGCATTTATACCAGTCTGTGCATTAGAAGCGGCATCTGTTTCTTTACTAATTTGTCCTGCACTTGTATATGCGGCAAATGCTGTACCATCTATAGCATTAGTACTGACCTGACCTCCACTTGCATAAGCATCAAAACCAGTTCCGTCTAAACCACTGGTAAGCCCAGCGTCATTATATAGTTCAAATGTATTTGATGTAACATTTCCTACATAAAATGGTTTAGAGTTTGTAGGATGAGGTTGTCCTGGATCACCAAAACCACTCACATCAGTTATTGCAATTTTTGTGCCGTTGATAAGTCCATGGGCTGTAGTAGTTGAAACAACTACTGGATTTGCTTGTGTCATGCCGCTAATATCTTTTGCACTTGCTAGATCAGAATAAAGATCTAATGTAGACGCATCTATACGTCTTACGTAGTAAGTATTGCCATTTAGTTCAGTCATGCCATTCACAGTAGTAATGGTTATCTGATCATCAGTTGATACTGCATGGCTTTGAGAAGTTACTATTCTTACAGGAGAAGTTTGAGTAGCACTAGTCATAGGTACTATTCCATCATCAAAGAATTGGTCTTCTTCTAGCTGGAACCTTAAACCTACCTGTCCACCTGATGTATAACCTGTAAATGCACTTGTATCATATGGTATTTCAAAAGCTGTATCTTGGTATAATTCAAAAGTATCATCTGAAATCTTTTTAATGTATAGTTTTTTACCTTCAATTTCAGTCATGCCACCTATGTTTTTGAACAACACAATATTTTTATCACTCCAACCGTGGCTTCCTGTTGTAGTTACCCGGGCTGGATTTGCTCGTGTAATATCATCTATTGTCTGTGCTTGATACATATTGTTCTGAAGTATAGCACTATGTAATGCCTGACCAAAGTTTATACTGGCCAAAGTTTCAGTCAATTGGCTTGTAATTGCAATTCTACCACTTACTGATGAATAATATCTTTCTGCGGCTTGACGAGTTAAAAAGTTTGCACTTTGCCCTCTGTTAATATCTAAGGCTAAAGCATCAACAAGTAATCCAACATCCCTTTCACATAAATCTATATCGTATGTAAAATTTGGAAATGTAAAGT